GTGGAACGCCCATTTTGGACGTGGTTTGAAGGGGTGATTTAGACCCGGATTTGAGGGCGATTTGCGAGGGTGAAAATGGGGGCGAATTGGTGCCGGGTTTGACGGGTGGAAAATACCCTAAAACCGGGAGCGAAAAACGGGGCAAAAGAGGGTGCTGTGATCGTGTCAAAATGAACTGGAAAACGGACTCGGAAACTGCCCTGAAAAATGCCCTTGGAAACTGATTGAAAAACGGTCTGAAAACTGACCCGAAAACTTCTCCCGGAACTGCCACGAAACAGCCCCCGAAACAGACCCGGAACTGACGCGGAAATGGGCAACAAAAAATGAGGGCGAAATGAGGGTGAAACGGCAGGGCGAAATGAGGGTAAAGTAGGGTCGGAAACCGGGGGGCGAAATGGGGCTTGAAACCGGGGGATCTTGCTCGCTTCATGTCGGCTCCTTACCGGCTCCATGCCAGCTCCTCGCCGACAGCGGAAAAAGAGGGGGATTTAATGAGGTTTGAAGGGCTCTTAAAGGACACTTGAAAGGACACTTGAAAAGCGTTTGAAGGGTATTCGAGGAATATTGGATGACCATCGGGAGGATGGCGGGGTGGTCTGATTTGTGAGGGTTGGCGGTGATTTATGTGCTTTTTTCGGAGGTGATTTGATACGGTGTAACAGTGTGGGGACGCGAATGGATGGTTGGCGGCAGAAAAATGAGGTTGGCGCTAAAATAATTTAGGTTTGAATGTTCCATATAGGTTTTATTTGGTATATTTGCAGTGTTATTTAATGCCGGTGACGGCAGCGGTTTAATGCCGGTGACAAGGCGGTTGAATACCGATGGCGAAAGCGGTTTAATGCCGGTGAGGAAAGCGGTTTAATGCCGATGACGGCGGTTTAATGCCGGTGGTGACTGGTGTAAAATACTGAAGGCGACAGTTATGGCGAAGGTGATACATGTGCATCTGCTCCGACCGATAGCCGGGGTGAAGCAGCGGGATTGGTACTTTGGAAGCATCTCGGCTGTGTACACTGTGTTGAGCGCGGAGCAGGTTGGCGCGAGCAAGAACTACCTGCTTCATGCCGGACTGTCAGGGAACGGAACGGTCATCACTCAGTGCGCGATCATCAAACAGTCTACGCTGATCAAATGCAGCAGAGACAAGGACGGTGACGATGATTGAGGTGGTTTGACTCCGGATGCCGGAGCGGCAGAAGGACCGAACTGGCTGATATATCGCTTATTTGGGCTGTAAGTGGCGAAATTTGCGCGATTTGAGGCTCAGTGGATATACTTTAGGTCTCGACGCTGAAAAGCGCTTAGAACGCAAATATAGCACTTTGGACGGGATAAATAGTAAATATATCACTTGCAACTATCACAGATAGAGGGGATAAATACTACTTGTAACTATCATTGACGAGTGGATAAATATTGCCGATAACTATCACTGATAGAGGGGATAAATATTACTTGTAACTATCACTGTAACTATCACTTGCAGAGGGATAAAGGGTGAATAAATTGCTTGGCTATAGTCACTTACTGAGGGATAAAAGGTAAATATATCACTTGCTGAGGGATAAATATATACCGGTGGCGGCTCGGAGCGGGCTACATAAGGGCTGAATTGCTACCAACGGGGCATCGACTGCCAGAGGCGGCGAGGCTACCAGAGGCTGGAAGGCTGCGGGAGCTATTAGGCGAGGATGTGGCTGAGCGCGAGGGCAATGAGCGCCGGATGATGGGAACGACGTAGTGGATATGTCGGGACCGCATGAGGAAAATTAACGCTGTGAAAATCTGCTTAGGCGTTATTTCATTTCCAATGCTGGAGAGGTTGTGTCTTCATTGGCACAGCCTCTTTTTTTTGTACCCTTTTGGAACCCATTTTATGCACGTCGGGGACGGTGCACCCTCGCAGCTGCGCCTACACGTCGGGGGCGGGAGCTCCGGGCGAGCTGTTCGGTTTTTCCGAACAACTGAGGGGCATGGGGATGAGAATGGCAGCTGATGAGTGGATGGAAGGGGAACCATCGGGATGAGAATGGCAGCTGATGAGCGGGCGAAAGGGGAACCATCGGGGCGGGAATGGCAGCTGATGAGTGGGCGGAAGGGGTGCCATCGGGACGGGAATGGCAGCTGATGAGCGGGCGGAAGGGGCGCCATCGGGACGGAAGAGGAACCTTCGGGACGGGAGAAGTCGGCGGAAGGATGCCCTATGGGGCGAAATGAGGGCATTTGAGGGGCGGAAACCGGGGTGCCCGGAGGGTGAAAGGGGCAGGAATGACGGGCGCTCAGAGAGGCGGAAATGAGCGGTGGCGAAAGGGATGGAATAGAGGGTGCCGGAGGGGTGGAAAAGATTGCGGAGAAATGAGGGAAACACGGGGCGCTTGGAGGGGCGGAAAAGAGGGACGGAATGAAGGGGAAACAGAGGGTGGAAACGGGGGCTGAACAGAGGGTGGAAATGACCCCGAAAATAGAGGCTAACCTTGGGGGAAAATGGAGACGGAAGCGGGGGCAAAAGAGGGGGCGAAACGGAGGGTGAAAAATGAGGCGAAACGGAGGGTGGAACGTGAGGCGAAATGGCGGGTGAAATGAGGCTAAAATGAGGGCGGAAAAGAGGGGCTTGAACGGGCAGGAAAACGGAGGGGAAACCGGGGCAGAAAAAGGGGGCTTGGGAGGGCTTTGGAAGGGGCTTTCAGGGGGTGATTTTGGGGGTGTAACGGCGGGGATGCTGCCCCTTGGGGCGGAATGGCGAAAAATGGGCGTTTTTGAGGTTTGGAGTTACCTTTGGGGTTACGCTTTGGGGTTACCTTTTTCAATGAGTTTGGAGTTACTTTGGAGTTACTTTTCGGCATCAAAAAGAGGCTGTAAATGGTATGAAACTGCCCGAAAAAGAGGGAAAAAGAGCATAAAAACGCGGGATAAGTGGGGGAAACTACCCCTTTTTTGACGGTGAAAAAACCGTTTGGAATTGCCGCGACACACTGAAAAACAGTGTATTAGCGCGGCGATTCCAAAGAAAAACGGCGAAAAAGGTGCGTGTGTCGGCTTTTTGCGACTACTCTAAACAAACGCTACCGACCACCAAGGCGATGCCGGTGATCTCCTCGACGGGAATCTCGAACGGAGGGTATTCGACGTTGTCTGAAACGGCTTTCAAATGGTGTTCGTCGGCACCTGGCATGAGCCGTTTGACGAGTATTCCTTGCTCGCGTGTGGCAATAACATGACATTTATTCCACTGCAAGAAGCTTTTATTATTTAATATAGTACAGGCAACGACATCACCGGCACTGAACTTGGGGAACATGGAGTGCCCCGTGACTTCTATCATGAAATCTATCTTGCATAGACGGAATTTGGGGATGGAGTAATATTCCTTCACATCGTCGGCATGGATGCAGAAGGACTCACTCCCGAAGCCAGCTGCCGCTGTCGCCGAGACCAGTGGGATTGGTTTCAGTGAGGCATCACCGAAAAAAGCTGGGATGGCTTCGACCGTCTTTTCTTGATTTTTTTCTGTCTGTTCATCTGAAATAGCAGTTGGTCCGGTCAATTTTTTGACCATTTTACCTTCTCCTGTCATAACCCAAATGATATTTAATTGCGGATAAGTGGCGAAAACTTTTGTAAGTACGTCCTCTGTAATACCAGTTTTACTCTCTAATGTCCCTCGCGAAATTGCCGTTGAAGCATAGAATTCACGCTTTGTTACCCCTAAAAACTGGGCAAATTGCAAAATTCTTTGCTTGATTGGCGATTTTTTTTGTTCTTTCTCTTGCATTGTGGCGAAATATATTGTTCCTTTGCATCGGTGTTATGCTGTAACAGTCGCGCCAAAGATACAAAAAAAAATTGGAGTAAATATGAGAAAAACTAATTTACATGGAAAAGAGAAGTGAGCAAATGGCCCAATGTGCGTTGAAAGGCCTCCAGGAGGTGGCAGAGACGTATGCGACGGACTTAGGAGAAGTGATCACGACGTACCGCTCGGAGCATAGCGAGGGGGAGTTGTCGGAGGAATTTAAGACATTATTAACAGCCCATTGTCTGGTGGAGGATTTACGCAAACGCGTAAATAGACTGATAAGTCGATAAGAGTAACCACAGCATAGGAAAAGAGTCATTAACGAATTAAAAACAACGAAGGATATGAAGAAGCAGATTTTCACGGACATTGAGACTAAGCGATTTTTGAGCAAGGCGTTTGGCTGCAGCCGGATGGCGGTGTGGCGCGCGCTGAACTTTGAGAGTAATAACGAGCGTGCGCAGCGGATGCGCTCGCTGGCGATGCAGCGAGGCGGACGGTTGTCGCACGACTATGTGCCGAACTGCGACGAGACGACGCACGACACGGCGGCGCGGACGATGACGCAGCGCTTCGGCGAGCACATCGTGTTGGTGGTGGACTATAAGATTGCGACTGCCTCGGTGTATGTGGACGGCGCGTTGCAAGGGTCGTATCAGAACATGTCGATGGCGGACTTCATGCAGCTGCAGTATGAAGCTGAGCAGATGGTGAACCGCCTGAATGGTTGAACCCCACGGAAAGCACGATGAACATGGAGTACCACGGTAAAATATTGTGCATCTCCTATCAAGACCTTATCAGTATGCCCAATCCCATTATGTCAGATTCTAACTTCAAAAAATTAGCTGCCACCGGCAAGATCAATAAAGTAAGATCTGGTGGCGGTGTTGGAAGCTATGCCTTGGTCGAGGTTGCGACGTTGCCGCAGCGGTTCCAGGAGCGCATTGTGGCGAAGTATGGGGACATGAAGGAGGACATCTTGCGGAACTGGTTTGGGAGTCACTTCCGGCTGGACGCGAAGGCACGGGCGTACTATATGGCATACCGATTGGAGAACGGCGAGGCATTGTCGCCGGAGCACATCGAGGAGTATGTAGCGAATGCCTCGACGATAGAGGCAGTGTTGGCGGTGTTGGCTGACGTGACGCTGATGAGGAAGGCGATGAAGGGGGACCAAGTGAACTGGTGTGAGTTGGCGGGTGCGATCAGCTTCTATCAGACGGAGTTCGGTCACACGTTGCCGCTGAGCGTGAACCGCTTCAAGAAGCGAGTGAACGACTTCAAGAAGTTGGGGTATGAGAGCTTGATCTCGAAGCGGTTTATGAACCAGAACCGGAGGAAGGTGAGCTGCGACATAGAGCGGTTGGTGTTGGCGATAGATGCGCAACCGGAGCGGCCGTATAACACGACGGTGGCGGAGCAGTATAACCTGTTTGTGCGCGGGGAGCTGACCATCTACGACCCGGAGACGGGTGAGGTCTACGACCCGGAGGCGTATCGGGACCGTAAGGGGAACCCGATGGTCTTGAGCGAGAGCACGATTGTGAACATCCTGAACAACCCGAAGAACCGGGCGCTGCGGGCTAAGTTCCACAGCGACGAGTGGACGTTCAACAACGAGTACAGACCGTACCACCTGCGCCACCTGCCGACGTATGCCTTCAGCAAGATCTCGGCGGACGACCGGGACCTGCCGCGCAAGCTGTCGGACGGGAAGTATGTGCACGCCTACTATGTGAGCGACGTATTGAGCGGAGCCATCGTGGGCTACTCGTACAACCGGAAGAAGGACACGGCGCTGTTTGTGGGGTGTATGCGAAACCTGTTCCAGACGATAGAGCGGAACGGCTGGGGCATACCGGCACAGATAGAGGTGGAACACCACTTGGTGCGGGACTTTGCGGACGAGCTGATGAAGGAGGGGGTTATCTTCCCGATGATCCGATGGTGTAACCCCGGCAACTCGCGCGAGAAGCGTCAGGAGCACGTGAACAGGGCGAAGAAGTACGGGGTGGAGAAACGGCATCAGGCAGAGATAGGTCGATGGTGGTCGAGCTTGGAGGCGAACCGTCCGAAGATACACAAGGTGTATGACGAGGATAACCACACGTATGTGACGAAGACCTACGGGTATGAGGAGTTGGTGGCGGACGACATCGCGATGATCCGTGCGTATAACAACCAGTTGCATCCGAACCAGAAGCTCTATCCGGGGCGCACACGCTGGGACGTGTTGTGTCAGAATCAGAATCCGGAGCTTGGGAAGCTGGACAAGGCGGTGGTGAGCCGCGTGATCGGCGAGCACACGGAGACGACGATTCGGCAGAATATGTACTTCACGGTGCAGTATGGGCAGTATATGCTGTCGAGCCCGGAGGTGATAGAGAAGTTGGAGCCGCGAAACTATAAGGTGGATGCGTATTACCTGCCGAACGAGGCGGGCGAGATTGAGGAGGTCTACATCTATCAGAAGGGGCGGCTGTTGGACACGTGCCGGAAGGTGCCGCGCTATAATGAGGCGACGGCGGAGCAGACGGCGGAGGACAGAGCCAACTACGAGGCACAAGCGCGGTATGTGGCGAAGTTCGACCGGATGATGCGCGAGGGCAAGGTGAAGAAGGTTGGCATCATGGAGCCGGCAGACGTGGCGGCGGTGATGGAGACACGGGCGGAGGCTGTGGAAGCGGCGGAAGCTGTGGCGCTGCCCCCGGAAGAGGAGGACTATTCGGAGTTTATGGACGAAGAGTATTGGCGACGCAAGAGCCACGAACAACTATAACAAAAAATAAGATCAGAGAAATAACACAACCGGGACGGAAGTCCCACAAAAAAGAGCATCGGATATGAATATTACGATTGAGCTGAAGAGCCGCATTGCAGCGGCTATCGCAGAGGACAGAGAGAATTACCCCAGTGACAACCGCCACGCTACGGTGTTGGGCATCGCGCCGAGTGTGTATAATGCCATCAAGAAGGGGAACTATGAGAAACAGGTGAGCGACGCGAACTGGGTGGGCATAGCCCGAAGGTTGGGCGTGAAGCTGCGCGAGGAGATTGCGTGGAAGGCGGCGAAAACGCCGACGTTCCTGTTCGTGACGGAGCAGTTGGAGCTGTGTCAGCAGAGCGGGCTGAGCGCCATCTTGTGTGACCAGCCGAACATCGGGAAGACGTATTCGGCGAAGG